GGATAAAGAATATACATTAATAATGCTAATATGTGCATAACAATAATTAAAATATATAATATTGGTCTAAACACAAACATCATAATTGTGAACAATAGATATATTATGTCGAACTGAAGATACCCATCATTTGTTGGGAATTTATTGTTGTCACTTTCACACTGTGAATCTAAAATATCTTTAATCGCAATTATCTTAGAATTTGTGTACCCTTTCCTGTATTGTGAAATTAATTGTGATACGGTATAAACTTTATTATACTGAAACTCGTAAAATCTATCTGTACATTGTATACCTTCACTAATCATTTGAGCGCCCATAGGTGTTATGTTACCTAACGGGTCTTTAGCACCATATTCATCCCAATCAACACTAAAAGCATATGACGCATCAGCGGCTGACCTAATCTCAAAATTAATGCTCGAAAATGGGTCGACTCTGTTTCCATTATCAAACTCCCACCCATACTCTTTAATGTTTGGGACCAAGAAATATCCTCGTTTTATTGGGTCGGCAGATAAAGATGGTGACTGATTCCATTTAACTTTGAATCTGTATTTGGCTTTGGTTGGTATACCCTTATTTGGGTCATCTGATAAAACTTGTTCCCCAAATTCGTTTGTGACAACATAGTCAAGGTTCATGGGTATATCTATCATCCAAGTACCATTTTCATCAATAACTTGTCCACCTTGTTCTAAATCAAATTGTTCGAGTAAAGGTCTACCTAAATTATCTTGTCTTATTGTATGTCTAATTGCCAAAATTTCACCAGGACCAGTAACCAACTCACATAAATTACCTGATTTATTCTTAACTTTACAATTAGCTTTCATAAAACTATCGTCATTACTTGATATTAACGACCCCATAAAGACCGCAGTGGGAGTAATGTCCAAATTAATTTCACCACTTAAATCAAAATCAGTTCTTGTAATACCTAAATTACAAACTTCAGGTTCCCCCCATAATGGCTCAACCTCAATAGTCCTATTTATATTAACTATTTGAGGTAATTCTCTTAAATTAGTTGATGATTTAAATTTAGTTCCCGCAACTTGTTTTTCTGTTGCAATACCCAATCTAACTAAGTCCTGTGGTGATAATGAAAACTCACCAATATCCGATAAGTCAATATCAACAATTACTGTCTGTGAACCAACTGGTACACCAAATATCATATAATCGCCACTATCATTAGTTATTGCGGTATATTTATAATATTTGTCGTAAACCTCAATTAACGTTGGGTTTGTTAGTACATCTTCTCTAGTGAAGAATGTTCCTGTAGGTGTGTGTCCACCGTGTTGTTGTTCGTAGGGTAAAAGATTATATCTATATCCATCTTCGTTAACATCCGTTAATGTTTTATAAGGATAAATGTCAGTTATTACAGGGTCATTTTCATCAACACTATCTAAAGGAATAAAAACAGATACTTTAGCGTTTGGGATACCAAAACCATTATTAACACTAACTCTACCAACTATAACACCATAATCTGAACAAGGTCTGGTGTAAATTTGGCTCTTTAATAATTTAAGGGATAAAATTTCAAGATATTCGAACTCTTGGTCAATTAATACTTTAATTGAGGTATCAACACCAGGTTTAGTTCTAATTCTATATGAGTTTGACATAATAATCTTTCTTGATAAATAGTTTATATACTATTTTCAAAAGATAATTCATTAATTTAAAAAATAAATTATGAAGAAAACTCATGTTCTTTATTAATTAAGAAAAGTTAACCGTTGTAAGGTTTTTAACTCTTATATTAATATCTTTATTAGGGTATCTAATTTGATACGTTTGATTTGGTTCCGCAAAAATTGTATCATCAATTAATTCAATTTCTTTAGTATCGTTATCAACATATCTTTGAGAGGTTTGTGATGATGAATATTGACCACCAACTTTATTAAAAAATAACATGTCAGAAACTGCAATAACACCATTTTCACTTTGAACTAACCTTCTTAAATCAGAAACAAAAACATTTTCACCCATTTGTCTATTTAGTGGTGTAAAAAATTCACTAACAATATTAATCAATTGTGAGATTACACTACCCTGATTTTGGCTATTATCTAAAACAACATCAATAGTTATACCTAAATCAATTACATTCGCACTTTCAATTGAAATGTAGTCATTAATCATCCTATAATTTGATAGGTAATTTGCCACATTATTTTTAAGGGTATTAGACACTATTTCAGTTAAAGACCCTGTCTCATCATAAGATAACATTTGTATTTTTATCTTATTATTTTCTTCAGTAATAGCAACTTTAGCTGGCGCACCAAATTGTGATGGCATCGTTCTAATTAATGAATCGTAATCATTAACAGTAACCGCTCTATTTTGAGCAGAGAAGTTAAACGCAACTAAATTTCTAACTTCTTCGGTTGTTGGGAAATTAGCACCACCAATAGCTGCGGTTACGTTATTACATCTTAATGAATTAATAACTGACGTGTTTACAGATTGTGATGGCCCGTTAACAAAAAATGATACCGTACCAATTTGAGTAATTACGTTAACACCTAAATTTGTTGAGGTTCCTCCTCCAACTCTATACTGAACAAACAACGTTGAGTTTGACTTAAGTACACTACCTAACGCAAAATTATTTGAGTATTTATTCAAATTTAATGAATACCCATTTCTAGCAAATTCCCTCAATTGTTCGTCAGCAGACTGACTACCACCACCGAAAGTCATTTTCATAAAACCTTCAGGTGTGTATTCAGTTATAAACTTATCACTAGTTTCTATATATCTACCCACTTTAATACCTGGTGAATCAGAGACTTTAGTTGGGTCTTCCACAAATACTCGGTTTTCAGCTAAAGCTTTAACTTCATACCATCTGTTATCTAACCCTAAAAACTCTTGGGATGGTGGTACATTGGCATATTGAGTCCCATCTTTTAATAAAACACTAGTTACACCTAAAACATTTTTTTCTGGTAAAAATATTTCTAAAAACGGTTTAACATCAACGGGAGTTATAACTCTTTTGAATACTTTGGTGATTCCGTTTACAACGGTTTCTCTTTTAACAATAGTATAATTTAATAACTTATTGTTTGAGTCAAAATTAGGTATTTTAAGTCTGTTAGCATAACCTTCAGCACTTATCGGTGACGCGAAATCAATGTCATAAACGTTTTCAAAAGTTTGACCTGCCCCACTAACTTGTGAACCTCTCCTCAATATACCACAATATCTAATATCTTCTTTATCACCAAAAGCGGGTACTGTTATTGAAAAATCAACTAACGCAACCGATGGTCTCATACCAGGAACTTTTAATCCGTATGTTCTTGCAATGTTAAAAACTGATGACCTTTGTTGAGCATATTGTAATACGGTCTCTTGGATACTCCTATCAATATTAAAATGTAGGTTATCTGTTACCGCAGCGTTTAAATCCATTAATACCGAAAATACTGACGCGTCGTTAAAATTATCAATAGTATCAGGATAATAAGTTCTAGTAAAATTAATTAATTCAGTCCTGATAGATTGAAAGTCCCTTGTAGTATATGATATTTTTTTATTTGCCATATATCATTAAATATTTAGTATTACGAAATCTGAAGATTCTAAAGCACTATCTGTTATTGTATATTCTATTTTAACTTTAGCAGTATGTTCCATAGTCCCAATACCAGGTACTCGATAAACTCTATCATCATTATCGTTGATATATGTACCTTTATCTTCTTCAGTGTCTGAAGCTGGTTGTACAGTAATATCCGTTATTTTTATCCCTGGCATATATGTATCAACAGCATCACGTATTTCAGCTGAAATATCTGAGAATGTTGGTCCATCTAAAGGTTCAAAAATATATTCATATAATCTTGTCCCAAAATCAGGTAAAAAATATCTAGAACCTTTTCTAGTTAATATAAGATGAATTAAATCACTTCTAACTTCTTCATCATTATAATCAGAAAGGTCAAAATATTTTCCTGTGAAAGAATCTCTAAAGGGAAAATTTATACCATAAGTATTACCATTAGCCATATCAATAAATATATATTAACATTGTTTCTTTTAAATACCTATAAAATAAAAAATCCCGACCTTAGGTCGGGATAACACATCGGATATTATATATGTTTAAGATGAACATCCAAAACAATCAAATTGGGAATCGATAGGTTTTTTAGTTTCACTAACATAAGTCACTTTAGGTATCTCATTATTTGTATTTTGTTTACCTACTTTGGTGATATCAACCGCCAAGTGTTTAGCCCCTGTTGATATTGCTTTAGTTCTTACATAATAACATAAGGTTTTTAAACCTTTTTTCCATGAGTGGAAATGTGATGAAGTTATTTTTGAAAGTGTTGGGTTTGACATGTAAATGTTCATAGACTGTGTTTGGTCAATAAACGGTGCTCTATCGGACGCCATATCAATAAGTTCTCTTTGTGAAATCTCCCAAATTGTTTTATACTTGTCAATCAGTCTTTCAATTCTCTTAACTTTAAAGTTATATCTTTTATCTTCAGGGTCCAAATAATTCAAGAAGTTAATTCCTTGAATTGACCCTTCGTTCATAATAATTTCATTTTTCAAGTCTTCAGACCAAATACCAATCTTTTCAAAATCACTAATCAAGTACTTGTTAACAATCATAATCTCACCACCAACCACACGTCGGTTAAAGATTGCTGAGTGAGCAGGTTCTGTCATTTCATATGAACCTGTAATCTTAGCTGAAGATGCTACGGGCATTTGAGCCGTGAATAATGAGTTACAAACTCCATATTTACTAACATTCTCTTTTAAAGATTTCCAATCCCAAAAACCAGAAAGTTCGTTTTCCTTAAGTCCCCACATATCGAATTGAAATTCTCCTTTTGACATTGGTGAACCTTCAAAGAACTTATAGGGTTGGTATTCTTCTGTTTTACATAATTCATTACTTTCACTAATTGCCGCAAAATAAATTGTTTCAAAAATATCTTTATTTAATTGACGAGCTTCTTCTGAAGTAAAAATATAATCCATTAAATAAAATACATCAGCCAATCCTTGAGTACCGATAGCAATTGCTCTTTGTTCCATACCACCCTTTTTACCCTTTTCGGTTGAGTAGTTATTGATATCAACAACTTTATTTAACGCTCTAACTACTTTTCTAGTTTCATCGTGAAGTAATTTAAAGTCAAACTTACCATCTCGGATAAAGTTTTTAAGTACCATGGAAGAAAGTGTACAAATCGCGGTAGTATCTTCATCAGTATATTGAACGATTTCAGCACATAAGTTAGATTGTTTTACAACACCAATATTCTGATGATTACTTTTAGAATTTACATTATCTTTAGCTAATAAATAAGGAACGCCAGTTTCTACTTGTGATTCAATAATTTTAGTCCAAATAGTTTGTGCTTTAACTTTTTTACCAATACCTAATGAAATTGCTTTTTTATAGTTAGTCTCATATTCCTCACCATAAGATTCTTGTAGTGGTTTAATACCCGCCTTGATAATGTCATTAGGGCAGAATAAATACCAATCACCATTAGTTTCAACAGCTCTCATAAAATTATCAGGTAACCATAATGCGGTGAATAGGTCACGAGCTCTAAGTTCTTCAGCACCTGTATTCTTTTTAATATCCAATAAATCAAAAATGTCTTTATGCCATGGTTCCAAATAAATCGCGGCACTTCCAGGTCTACGTCCTTGTTGATTAAAGAATCTCAACGATTCGTTAACAATTTTAAGGTATTTTAATAATCCACCCGCATAACCACCTGATGAACTAATACGACTTTCTTTACTGCGAATATTAGACATACTAAGCCCAATACCAGCGGCATCTGATGAATAGGTTGAGATATCTCTCATTGTATTTAAAAGACCTTCTCTAGAATCAGAGTTATTATAGTTAAGTACACAAGATGCTAATTGAGGAACTTTAGTTCCTGCGTTAATCATAATCGGAGTTGCTGGAGAAATTAACTGATTAGATAACGAGTTGTAATATTCAACCGCATCTTCAAATGTTTTTGTTACCCATAGAGCAACTCTCATGTACATATGTTGGGGTCTTTCGATAGCAACTCCTTTTGGTGTTTTTAACAAATACATTTCTTGTAATGAACGCCAAGCAAAGTAATCAAAATTATAATCATTTTCATGATTAATTACGCTATCGATATTTTCACCCCCATATCGATTAATAGTTTCAATTAAAATATCATTAACAATACCATCTTCATTTAAAATTTTCATTGTATTTGAGAAACTTTCATCAGTTTCTTTGTGGTAAGATGAAATAGCTACTGAGGAAGCTAATCGTGAATAATCATGATGACTCCCAGTATATGATGCGGCAATTTCATACACCAACTTATCTAATTCTTTTGTTGTAATTAAACCTTCAGTTGGTACTGAGGTAATTACTTTAATAAAAATTTCATCTGAATTAACGTTTAACCCTTTAGCGGCTCGTTTAACTCTATTATAAATTTTTTGTGGGTTAAAAGACACTTCATCCCCATTTCTTTTTCTAATCTTTAATGACATATTATAAATTTAGTTTAAATTAAAAATCATCAGTGAATGAAATAGTTTCATTCAACTTCGCTTTTTGATATTCAACTGTTCTTGACTCAAAGAAGTTACCTTTAGTCTCAACAGCAATTTGTTCCATGAATTTAAATGGTTGTTCAACATTGAATTGTTTTTTACACCCTAATTTAACCAATAATCCATCAACAACAAACTCCAAATATTGTTTCATTAAGTTTGAGTTCATACCAATTAACGATACTGGTAATGATTCGGTAATAAATTCTTTTTCAATCTCCAAAGCAGATAATAAAATTTCTTTAATTCTTTTCTCACTTGGTTTTTGTTTTACGTGGTTGTTTAAGAGATGAATTGCAAAATCACAATGTAAATTCTCATCCTTAAAAATCAATGAGTTTGCGTTACATAAACCCTGCATGATACCACGAGATTTTAACCAAAATATGGAACAAAATGAACCTGAAAAGAAAATACCCTCAACCGCGGCAAACGCTACCAATCTTTCTTGGAAGGATGCATTTTCAATCCAATTTAACGCCCATTCAGCTTTTTTCTTAATCGCAGGTAATCTTTCAATTGCGTTAAAACAATCATCCTTTTCTTTGTCATCTGACACGTAAGTATCAATCAATAATGAGTACATTAGTGAATGAATGTTTTCCATCATCAACTGAAACCCATAAAAGAATTTAGCCTCAGGATATTGTACTTCTTTAAGGAAGTTTTCCGCCAAGTTTTCATTCACAATTCCATCTGACGCGGCAAAAAATGAAAGGACATTTTTAATAAAATATTGTTCATTTTCTGATAAATTTTCCCAATCTCTAATATCGTTGGTCAAGTCGACTTCTTCCGCAGTCCAAAAAGCCGCTTGGTGTTGTTTATAAAAATCCCAAATATCATTATACTCGATAGGGAAGATTACAAATCTGTTTGGATTTTCTTTTAATATATTTTCCATAATAATTAACTATTGTTTTGTTCTCTTTGTTTTCTTTTGTCTAATAAATCTTTGATACGTTGTCTATTTCTTTCCTCTTGTTGTTCCTCAAGACCTAAAAATGTCACAGAACTTTCAGTATCTATTTCTAACATTCCGTTATCAAATTTACAATTTTCAAATACAATACCGTCATCACCAATACGTGATTTAGTAATTGCAATTGTTGCCAACTTCATTTCTTTTTGTTGTAATGATTTAGCCACAGAAATAATTACGTGACCAACTTGAGCCTTTTTAATAGAACCACCCATTTGGTCAGTTGTCACAACATCAGACGAGATTGATTGACGGTTACCTTGTGTTGCTGTCCATCCGACTATGTCCAATTCGTGACACATTGCTTCAAACGCTCTCATTACAGAACCTTCTGACTTCCATTCATCACCTAAGTTTCTATCAGGAACCACACAATCAATATAATCGAGTAATACCATATCAATCCTAACACCATCAGCAATCATCTTTCTAATTTGATTTTTGATTTGTAACATAGTCATGGTATCTGATGGTAATTTCTTTAAAATTAGTTTGTTTGGCATGTTTGTTTTAATTTCATGAACTTTAGCCATAACCTCATCTTTTTTCAAGGATAGTTCATCTGGATGAATTTTCGTCCATAATGTGAAATGTTTTCTTTGAATAATTTTTGGATTGTCCTCAAAAAAGATTTGTAAGACATTATAGCCCAAATTAAAAGCGTGGTTTGAAATTTTTGTTAGTAGTGTAGATTTACCCACACCTGTTGGTGCTAACACAACACCAATTTCCCCTTTTGCTAACCCACCTTTTAAAAGTCTATCAATTCCAGGGATACCCATCGGGATTGGGTGGCGATAGTCTTCGTTTAACACCTCATCCAAATTAGCAAATACATCAGACTGCCCGTCTTCTCGTTGCCCGACTTGTAGAGCGTTTCTAACAAGTTGTTCAACCTTATCGTAATTCTCAAATTCACCACCATCAATGATTTTTTGAGCTTTGTTCATCACTTTTTGTAGTTCTTGTTGTTTACAGAACTTAAGTGCTTTCTCTTGAACGAATAGTCCTCCTTCAACATTAACATCTTTAATCTTTTTAATTGTGTCAATAACAATTTTTGATGCTAATTCTTGTTGTAATTCTGATTTTGTAATTTGTTCTAGTGTGTCAAACGTAGGTGTATGTTCATATTTAGCGTAGTACTCCTTCACCATTTGAACGATAAGTTTGAAGTATTTGCTCTCAAAGTAATTTACTTCAAGAACATCAATAATAGTCCTTGCAAACTCCTTATCAACGATGATTTGGTTTAGTAGTTGGAGCTGAAATCCGCTACCAAGATATTCAAAATTTTTGTTTGACCCCATAGTTTTTCCTTTAATGTATTTGATAAATATTAGACACTAAGTGGAAGTCCCATGTACTCTAATGTTAATTTTTTCGTTGAAAAAATGTCAGTTAGTGACATAAGTAAATTTTTTATGTGTGGGCGTATGTCTACGGTATATCTTATCTTCGGAGGGAAGAGTTTAGCATTAAATTGCCTATGACAAATTGTCATATCATTTTGTTTAATGTACACATTAAAATACTCAGGTCCGTCAGTATATGATGTTTCTAAAACAGATGGATTAGTGATGATTTCATCCATGTTGTCAATCATATACGTAACTGTTTTCATTTTAAGTTTGTACTGCATTTCTTCTGAGAAATCTTTAATGAATTCATACAACTCGGTAGAATTTTTAGCTTTTGGGTTAAACTCCCTTACATTAAAAAATCTTTGTACGATAATGTTGTCATTTACCGTCATTAAAAACTCCAATTTTGTAGCTTCTTGCTGTTCTTTCATAACTTATTTTGTTTGTTTAAATTTACGTTTTTCTTTTCTTGTTAATTTTAAAAATGGTTTCAAAAAATATATCCAAGCATCGTCTCCTTTTGGTAGGTATTTGAAGAACCCGTCTTCCATCATCATTTTGATTAGGTTCTTATAACCTCTACCGTCTGGGTCAAGACTCTCATGGTAATAAAGTTCCACTAATTCTTTAGCATCTTCTGTAATAAGGGGGTTTGACAAATCGACAATCTTTTCATTAATCTCAAAAAATTCATCACCATATATTCCTGTTTTGGTTTTACCACTTAATAAATTTTGTAATACTTTGTTTTCCTTATCTTCTTTTAAAAGGTTTTCTGCCTTAGTTAAAATATCGGTAACACTTACCGTTTCGTCAAGTACCTCAGGGAACAATTTTGCAAATGTCTTTTCACCCAAGAAATAGATACCATCAATGTTATCTGACTTGTCCCCCATTAAAACTTTACAGGTCTTGATGTTATCGTGAGGAACTTCAATGTCGTGTAACTTGATGGAATCTCCCTTCTTGTAGAATTTTTTTGAGTTCGGTGAATAGATTGACACCTTATCTGAAATAAGTTGTGTCAAATCTTTATCACCTGAAAAAATTGTTTTGTGTTCGTTCTCAGAAATTTGACAGTAGTAAGCGATGAGGTCATCGGCTTCGTTATTGTCAATTAGAACTTGTCTTACGAACATCTCTTCGAGGTATTGTTTTACCCTCTCTTTTTGTTCTTTGAATGAGTCCATTTTAAACTCATTCATGTCGTTTCTACGATGTTCTTTGTATTGGGGGTAGATAATCTTCCTCGTAGAAGAATTGCTATCTCCATCCCAAAAAACTACAACCTTGTCGTAATTGTATTCTTCAATAAACCGTCTAATTGTGTTTATGAAGTGCCAAGTCCCTCCAATATGTTTTCCATTATGAAAGTAATCTCTTACTCCATGAAACCCAATTTTAAAAAGATTGTTTCCGTCAATTATTAACGTTTTAATCACTACAGTTTATTTAATGGTTCTACTTACTCTCTTTCTTCTCTTAAATCAAAATCACCATCAGTACCGATAATCTCTTTCCAGTAATCGGCATGTTCTTTTTTGTACGCCTCGATTGATGCCTTTTCTTCGGATGATTCTTTACCCGCAATAAATCCGTGTGGTGTGACGATAATCTTACCATCTTCATACCCAAGTCCATTGATGTGGTTTTTCAATACCGACACTTTGGTTCTTGATGCGAACTTAACGGTTCTCTTGTCTTTGGTTGCGGTAATCTTAGTTGTACCAGCACCTTTTTGGTTACCAAATAGGAATACCAATGATGAGTTCAACCAAATTGCTTCACCACCCTTAGCCTTGATTTTTGGTTGACCAAACGGATTATCGGGTAATTCAACCCACGGTTGGTTTACAATAACCAAAGTGTTTTCGTATTTAGAATCCGCTTTACGTGAACCTGAAATACGTTGGTTGATGCCCATACCAATTTTGTCCGCCAATGTTGATGCGTTGTGTTGTTTACCACCCTTACCTTCGTAAGTCATCTTACAAGGAACTGAACCAACTGAATCCCATAAGAATAATAAACTATAATCCAACTCACCTTTTTCTTGTGCATCTAACAAACTATTGATGTAGTCAGTAATTTGTTCGATGTAGTCAAAGTTGTTATTGAAGATATAGAAACCATCCCAATCCAACTCACCTGTTTCCTCATCAACAACTTCCTCACATTCAAAACCCATAAGTTTTGCGTGTTCAAAAGACCACTTTTGTTCTGTAATGATAAAGACAGGTAAAATACCTTTTTTCTGTGCATCCACAGCTGTTTTAACCAACGCAGTTGTCTTACCAGTGTCCGAGTGTCCTAAGAACATATTTAAATGTCCAATAGCAGGTCCAGGTAAACCAACGGCATCCAAAAACTGTTCACCCAAGTCGAAGAAACGTTGGGGTTTGTACTTTGCTGAAGTAGAAAACTTCTTCTTCAGAGTACTAAAATCATTTTTCTTAATTGCCATTGTCTATGTATAATATTGTTATTACCTAAAAATAAGAAAGCATGGACATATTGTATATAATAGTGTCCATGCTTTTATAGTTAAATTTAGAATGGTAAATTTTCGTCCACTTCTGCGTTAACCTGTGGGTCAGCATAAGTTTCGTCACCACCCAATGTAATTTCTTCAGACGTAGAGTTTCCGTAAACGTACCCACCTTTCTCAGAATCCCAACGTGGAGTTTCACCACGAGCAAGTGCTTCAAGGTACTCTACAGGTTTTTTAGAATATACGTCTTCCCAAGTTAACTCGTCTTTAATCCAAGAGTCAGCAAGTTCTTTATCCTCATGAACAGGAGCTGGGTCGTCATACATGATAGTTTGAATTACGGTGTAGGTAGCACCTTTAGGAGTTTTCGCCTTTGTCAACTCAAGGATAATATCACGTCCGTTATCAGGGTCAGTGATGTCACCTTTAGCTCTCCAAATTGGAATGATTTTATCAAGAATACCTTCGTTCTTGTAGTTGTGTTTGAAACGCCAAAATTTTACACCTTCGTCTTCTGCGTCACGGTCAATAACCTTCACAATGTAGAATTTACGAGAAAGATATTGTTTAGCAAGTTCTTTGTCAGCATCTTTACCTGTTGAACGCAGTTCTTCATAAACCTCGTTCAATGGTGAACGCTCGTTATCGTTTTTTCCTGGGTCATAAAATTTTTGCCATTTTCCGTCCACTTGAACTTCGTGGTACCAAACTTCTTTAAATGGTGAAGAACCATCATGTGTTGGTAAAATACGTAATCTACGTTGTCCCTGTTTTTCAGTGTCTTTAAGAATTGCTGCAAAGTATTTCTTCATTCTGTCTTCTTGGGACATTTTTGAAGATGAACCAGAACTACCTTGTTTTGATTGTTCGTACTGTGCTAGTACTGCGTCTAATGAATTGTTTGTCGCCATAATATATAAAATTTAAATTGTTTACTAAAATATAAGTGTCAGCCATAGATTTGTCAAATAAAAAAATAACAAAAAACGGTCCTAAGACCGTTTATCATTATTTAACTTCTTTAAAATTAATATCGTCTTCAGTATCGTATTTTCTAAAAGAATCTTTAATGTCTGACTGAGAAAAATCTTCAATATCGCCTTGTGTTAGAACATATTCATTTTTTCCAGTTTTTTCCATTTCTTCTTCTTTATCTTCAAAAAAATCACTCAGTTTTTGGTTAAAAGGTCCTGAATCTAAACTTCTCAACTCTAATTTTTCTTGAGCAGTTTTAGGTCTCATTTTTTCAACTTTACTTTCTAAGTCATTTAATTTACCCATAATACTGTCCATTTCACCTAGTTTACTTTCTAAGTCAGTTAAATGTTTAAATAGATTATCAAAATACTCTTCTTGTTTTTCCTCAACATTTTTTTGAGATTTAACTAAATCAGTAATATCTAACTCTTTAGTTGATTCTTTCTCGTCGCCAATTTTTTCAACGTCAGGGTCTGTAGATAAATCAACAGGTGAGCCCCCCATTGATGGGTCAGCTGGAGGTGCCATTGACGGGTCGGCAGGAGGT